GAAAGCGACGACACTATGGCAGAAAAGCTGAAAGAGCTGACAGATTCTCTGAGTGAGGCACAGAGAATAAATGATGGACTTCGAAACAGAATTAAGGAAGAGATTGATAAACAGCAGGAATTAGAAAAACAATTATCACAACCAGAAAACACAGACGAAATTATCAAAGTCGCGGCAGAAAGAGACATATACAAAGACTTATACATGAAATTAACAGAAAAGCTTATAGGAGATAAGATTTAGAAGGCTGCAATGGACAAGAAAGAATATGACCAGATAGAAGAACGAGCAAATAAGTTGCAAAATGAAGCAGAGAGAAAGTGTAGCCAGAAAATAAAAGAGGCTACAGAATATAAAGACGGATACGTCCAGGGAGTGGAAGACTTGCTAAGGAGTATAATACATATCAGGCATTACAGTATCAGAGAAAAATGGAACTGACCATGAGAAAATACAGACAGGACATTAAGCTGATGAAAGAAGGAAGCTTAAACGAACTGGAAATCATGGGTGCAAAGGCGAGATACAATCAAACCATGAACGAATACGTGAGGTTTTCCAAGATTATGAAGCTTCCGGAGCAGAGAGACCGGATCTACATGGATGGACTTGGAAGAATATCTACTAAGATTGCCAAGAAGAGCGAAAAGTTAAGTGAAATGAAGCTGTCTATCCCACGGGAAGTGGTAAAGAAAGCAAAATTGAATCAGGATATTGAAACGAAAATAAATCAGGCACTTAAGAAGCTGGAGAAAGAATATATCATCTACCTGGATTCGATAGAGGGCGAAAAGCTTAATGGACATGATTTCTTCTTAACAGGAGCGTATTTGGATAAAGACGGCGTGTTAAAACATGGGATTGTATTTGATTATTCAATAGATTATAATAAGCTTGAAGAAAGAATAAGAGCAAAACATTCTGATGGATACTTTGCAGAGAAAAACTACGAAGATTGTATTGCTCATGAAATAGCACATATAATTCCATTCCAGAATTGCACTACTGCAACGGAATACATGAACATGGTTCAAAAAATAAAAGGTCAGTACGTTCCGGGAATCTCAAAATATGCAGACAGAACAAAAGATGGAAGAGAATGCCTGGCGGAAGCATTCGTCAGATACAGAAATGGAGAAAGGATACCAGATGAAGCAAGGAAACTTATCGAAAAATACATCCTTCCTTGGAGGAGGAAATAGTTCTGCAGTTCCAAAATGCATGATATGCAAACACTGTTTTACAGATTCGAACAAAATGAAATGCAAAGCATTTCCAGATGGAATCCCAGATGCGGTTTTTGAAGAGCCCTACGAAAAAGAATGTAAAAAGGGAATAAAATTTCAAAATATGAAATAGGTACCACCAGTCAATATGGCCGGTGGTATTTTTATATCCATTTTTAAGGTGGGGGAGGTGAGAAAAAGTGAAAAAACTGTTTATTAGTCAGCCTATGAGAGGTAAGTCAGATGAAGATATTCTGGCAGAACGCAAGAAAGCAATTGAGCTTGCGCAAGAAATGATCGGTGAACCGGTAGAAGTGATTGATTCCTTCTTCCAGGAAGCACCAGTAGATGCAAAACCACTGTGGTTCCTTGGAAAATCCCTGGAACTTCTGTCAGGAGCAGATGTGGCGTATTTTGCGCAGGGTTGGGAAGATGCAAGAGGTTGCGTAATTGAGCATGACAGCGCATTAGCTTATGGAATCAAGAGCATTGTTGCCTAGAAAGGCGGTGATCCAGATATCTCCCTTTGAGACGCAGGGGTATGCGTCTTATTTTTATACAATTTTGACCGGGAAGTCATATAAACTAACGCTCTCTTGCGAACAGAGATATAAACAACGTATTGTGGGCGGAAGACACCGCAGATAAAAACAAAAACACAATGGAAAGGAAAGAATATGGATTTTTTGAAAGCAGTACTTGGAGACAGATATGAGGAATTCGTAAATCTCATCAAAGGGTACAACGAGAAACCAGAGAACAAAGACAAACAGGTGAAGCTGATTGACCTGAATAAAGGCGAATACGTCAGCAAAGCCAAGTATGATGAGGCAGATATTGCAAGAAACACACTACGAAGCCAGCTTGACGAGGCAGAGGAGACGCTGAGAGGCTTTGAAGGGGTGGATGTAAAACAGTTACAGACTGATTTAGCTGACCTCACCACAAAAATGGGAACACAGAAAGAAGAATATGAAAATCAGATTGCACAGATGAAATTCGACGCAATTCTGGACGCAGCAATCACGACATTAGGTGGAAGAAACACAAAAGCAATCAAAGCGCTTTTGGATATTCCGAGCTTAATGGAAAGCAAAGACCAGACTGCAGACGTGCAGGCAGCAGTCAACGCATGCAAGGAAGAAAATGCCTACATGTTCGGAGACGATGAGCCAATCAACAACCCAATTGGACAGACAGGCGGACAGACTGTCACACCGCCAGGAAAGAACCCGGAAGACATGTCATATGAAGAGTATAGAGCATGGAGAGAGGGCAAATAGGAAAGGAAGGATAAATAAATGCCAAATACATTTTTAACACCAAAAATCATTGCACAGGAGGCGCTCATGGTACTAGAGAACCAGCTCACCATGGCAAATCTTGTACACAGAGACTATTCGAAAGAATTTGTAAAAGTAGGAGACAGCATTACCATCAGAAAGCCTGCAAGATTCTCAGCAAAGAACTTTACAGGACAGGTGCACAGCCAGAACATCACCGAAGGTTCGGCAGTTGTAAAGATGGATCGCTTCAGAGATGTTACTGTAGAGGTTGGAGCGAAAGAATTAACACTCGACATTAAAGATTTTTCTACGCAGGTAGTTGCACCGGCATTATCAGCAATTGCGCAGGCAATCGACCAGGATCTTTTAGCTGTTGGAATTCAGATGGCAGCTAAATCCGCAACAGTTTCAGCAAAACCGAGCATTACAGATATCGCAGGAGTAGGGAAAGCACTCGATATGTCGAACGCACCGTTGCAGAACAGACGTCTTGTATTGCCGGCAGAGATCAAGTACAAGTATAATACCCTCGACAATTTCGCAAAACAGTGCTATGCGGGAACATCGCAGGCACTCCGTGATGCAGAAATCGGAAAGGTATACACATGCGAGACATATTCTACAGAGAATTGCCCGCATTCTGCAGCAGATAAGCCAGGAACGGTTACAGAATATAAAGTAACAGGAAATGCGGATACTACAGAACTTAAGGTGACGGAAGGAAAACCGGAAGCGGGAACAATCGCGGCAGGAGATCAGCTCATTGTGAATGGTTACACATATACAGTAACAGAGGCACTCACTCTTACAGGAGGAGCAGGAACGCTGAAAGTAGATCAGAATCTTCCAGCAGACATTGAAACTGCAACACCAGTCAAGGTAATTAACAAGGCTCATGCATTAGGGTTCCACAGAAATGGTATTGCTCTTGTAACAAGACAGCTGGAACTTCCGATGGGTGCATCAAAAGCCCATATCGCATCTGCAAACGGACTTGCAGTACGCGTAGTTATGGATTACGACCCACAAACAAAGAAAGATACAGTCTCTTTCGATTGTATTTATGGAATCAAGGAACTGGACACAAGCCTGTTAGTAGACTTCTCATAAGGAGATCGTTATGTATGCAGATTACGAATACTATGAAAAGGAATACCTCCTTGGAAAAGAGCCAGTAATTGGAGAATGCAACTATCTGTATTATGAAAAGCAGGCGCGAGCTGAGGTGGATAAGATTACATTCAACCGATGCAGAGGATTGGATGAGATACCGGAAGAGGTAAAAGATTGCGTGTGCGACGTCGCAGAATATCTGTGTAAGTACGACAGGTATTCTGGATCTGACGCACCTGGACCGTTAGCCTCTTTCGGAAACGATGGAGAGACAGGTACTTACGACCTGTCCAATTCCATCTACACGGAATCCAAGAGAAAAGAAAAGATACAGGAGACTTTATATAAGCATCTGGCAGACACAGGGCTTCTATACAGTGGGAGGTAGGCATGAATCCGAACTATAACCAGACAATCACCATATACAATTGCGTAAAAGCAAAAGATAGTGGTGAAAAAGAGAACACCTGGCATCGTTCGACAGTGAATAAGTGTTTCTTCAAGTGTGTAATGGGAAGAACGAACGGAGATAAAACTGCAAGCATGGCAAGTGTGTACACCGCCAGAATCGCACAGTCTCCACAGTATCTTCCGTACAGGGAATATACAAAACTCTCAAAAGAAGAAAGAGCAGGTTATTTCACATTCAACATAGGCGACATTGTAGTAAAAGGTGACTGCCAGGAAGAAATCACCGGAAAAACACCGAACACTGCATCGGAGCTGCTGAACAGATGGAAACCAGAAGCATTTGAGGTCACTGCATTTTCGGACAACACCTCTCACATGTGTGAGAAACATTACAGGGTAGGTGGTTAGATGGATATACATTTCCAATGGAATAAGCCGATACCGATGATCACAACAGAGGCGACCGGAGGGAAGAGAACGCTGCTATTCATGGCACAGGAAGCAAAAAGGTTAATGACGCCATATGTTCCGGCAAAGAACATGGTTCTATCTTCGAATGTTCGAACATTCGTGGAAGGAGACAAGGGCGTCATTCATTACTTGTCGCCTTATGCACACTTCCAGCACGAAGGTTATGTCATGGTGTCCAGGATTACCGGAAGCCCTTGGGCGAAAAAAGGTGAAAGCAAAGTTGTGACAGACCGGTTCCTGAATCATAGCGGAGCCAGACACCCACTTGCAACAGCAGAGTGGGAAAAAGAAATGAAAGCAGCAAAGATGGAACCTTATACGGCAGCAGTACAGGCATACATAAGGAGTAAACGATGAATAAACATGAAATCATGACGGAATATGTCAGAGATAAAATAAATGAACTCTGTAAAGCGAATATGACGTTTAACTTTGCAGACGGCGAGGCGCATTCCGTATCATTTATCACGAATTTTTCCGGAAGAGTACTGAGGAAGTATATAAGAGCTGCAGATAAGGAATATGGTTTCACCATATTGATCACATGGCATTATTCCATGGATACGGACGACCTGAATATGCAGGCTATGAAAGTTGGACAGGAATTCATGGATTGGATCGAGGAACAGAACCGGGAAAAGAATTACCCGGATTTCGGGGAACAGTGCCAGATTAAGAAAATTGAGAACTTACAGAACATGCCGAACCTTGCGACGGTAGATTGGGAAAATGCACTTGCGCAGTACCAGATACCATGCAGGGTTGTATATTTCGAGAAGGAGAAGTAGAACATGAAATTAAGCGAGTTAATGAAAGGTTGTACCATAGACGCGAATTATGAAGGCTGGGTAACCAATGACGACTATGTGTTTGCCATTGACACAAACCCAGGAGGAAAGACAGCAACCACACCGGCAGATTTTGTGGTTGTGGAGATGGGAATTGCCGGACTGGATTCTAACCTGAATCCGATCACACAGGATAAGACCTATATCCGTGCAGGACAGAATACAATGAAGACAGGAACGCAGAGATCATTCTCAGTGACAGGAGACAGATATGTTGGCGACGAAGCTCAGGATTACTGCCTGGCTCACGAGAGAAAATACGGCACAGGAAACAAGGTTGTTGTAAACTACCTGTACTTTAATATTTTGAACGGAAAAGGAGAAAAAGGACAGTGTTCCATTATCGTAAATTCTGACGGTTCAGGAAATGCCGGAGAATCTTCTTCCATTGACATTGAGTTCAAGAAACAGGGAAAGACACCGGAGGAGTTTGAGTACTCAGCTTCTTGAACAGAGGCTGAGACAAACAGCGTATCAACAGAAGCGGTAGAGGAGGAAGATAATGATCGAAGTAGTATTACAGGGACAGACACTGAAAGCGAATCTGTTGAATCCGGAAGTAGCGAAACGGTATGAAGACGGATTCGATAAGACAATCAAGGCATTCAATGAAGCAGCAAAGCGTGAAAGAGGATCTGATGGAATCAGAATGCAGTGCCAGGCGGTTATTGATTATGTAACAGATATTTTCGGAGAAGAGCAGGCAAAAAAAGTATTCGGAGAAAGCACAGATCTCCTCGAATGCATGGATATCCTGGAAGAGATGTATGATTTATATGATAAATGCATCACACCAAAGGTAACGGAGAAAAAACAGGCATTGATTGACAGATTTAGCAAATGATCTATGACATGATTACAAAGGAACTTCCTTCCAAAGTTGTAATAGACGGGAAAGAAGTTCCGATAAACACAGATTTTCGGGTAGGGATACAGTTAGATGCACTTCTGAATTCAGACATGAAAGACGAAGAGCGAATACTGAAAATGCTGATTCTGTATTATCCGTGGATTCCGAAGAATCTTCCGGAGGCAATAGAAAAAATCCTCTGGTTCTACGGCTGCGGAGAACGCGTGGAAGAGCAGGAAGAGACAAAGAAACGGTATGTAAGAAAAAGCACAGGAGAACCAGCGTACTCATTCTCAAAAGATGCCGCATATATCTATGCAGCATTCAAAGAGCAGTACGATATAGATCTTACAGAAATACAGGATCTGCATTGGTGGAAATTTAGAGCACTTTTCGATTCTCTGAACGAAGAGACACAGATGAAGAAAATCATGTATTACCGTAAGGTAAGTACATCTGGAATGGACAGAGATAGAAGAGCCTACATCAATGAGATGAAAAAGCTCTACAGTCTGAGCAAAGGCAAAAAGAAAATGACACTAGAGCAAAGAAATGCTTCCTGGATAGCATATGTGAAATCCAGGAAGCAGGGGTAAGGAATGACAGGCGTAAGCTCCTGTCACCCCATAAAATAGCAATGAAAGCATAGCGAAAGGCTGTGCTTTTTTTGCGTACCGAAAGAAGGTGACGCAAAGTGGCCAGTGACGGAACAATCCGAATCACGACCGAATTGGACAGTGCAAAAGCAGAAGCGGCAATGTCCAAATTTTCATCGCTCGCGAGTAAAGCGATGACAGGAATTACAGTAGCAGTAAGCACGGCATCAGCCGCGATAAGTGCTATGGCAGGATACTCCATCAAAGTCGGAGCTGATTTTGAAGCAGGTATGTCAAAGGTGTCCGCTATCTCAGGAGCTACAGGCGCTGATTTAAGCGAATTAACTGAAAAGGCTAAGGAGATGGGCGCCAAGACGAAATTCTCAGCCACAGAGGCATCGGAAGCCTTTCAGTACATGGCTATGGCTGGGTGGAAGACCAAAGACATGCTAGGCGGTATTGATGGAATTATGAACCTGGCAGCAGCTTCAGGAGAAAGCCTCGCAAAAACATCAGATATTGTAACAGATGCCCTTACTGCATTTGGAATGGCAGCGTCAGAGAGCTCACATTTTGCTGACGTTTTGGCAAAAGCATCTTCGAACTCAAACACCAACGTAGCATTGATGGGTGAGACGTTCAAATATGTATCACCAGTGGCAGGAGCGTTGAAATTCAGCGTAGAAGACTGTGCGGTAGCAATCGGGCTTATGGCCAATTCCGGTATTAAGGCGAGTCAGGCTGGAACATCAATGCGACAGCTGTTCACGAATCTTGTAAAACCGACAGATGCTATGGCACAGGCAATGGAAGACCTGGGAATCTCCATGACTGACGCGGAAGGAAATACAAAGTCACTAGACAGCCTTATGGGCGACTTAAGGCAGAGCTTTTCCGGGCTTTCAGAAGCTCAGAAAGCACAATATGCAGCGACACTGGCAGGACAGGAAGGAATGTCCGGACTGCTTGCCATTGTGAATGCGTCTGATGCAGATTTTAACGCATTAAAGACATCAATATACAATGCAGACGGTGCTGCAGAGCAAATGGCAGACACCATGAATGACAATCTTAAAGGAAGCCTTACAATAGCTGGATCCGCATTAGAGGGATTCGGTATTGCAATCTATGAAAAGATACAGACACCACTCAAAAAAGCAGTTGATGCAGGAACAGAGGATATCAACCGTCTGTCAAAAGCATTCCAGTCCGGTGGACTGAATGGATTGGACGAAGTGGCAGCAGTCTACATATTCACAAGCGCAGACGCAAATCAGCTTCGCCAAGACGGCATGAAACGATTGAAGGACCTGCAGAACTATAAAAAATGTCAAATGACGATAGAAGATGCAGACTTGGAAATCGGCGACATTGTAGCTGGGTATGACGAAGTCACAGATACGACAGTCATGAAGCCAATTAAAAAGAAAATATTAAAAATCAACGATGGACAGCTAACGATAGATTATGAAGTGAAAGGAGATGATTAAATGTCTGGATTAAAACCAATCACAGTAAATACTCCAACAGCAGACGAGGCGCATATATGCGCGGAAGATGACGCGTCTATCTATCAGAGCATTTTTGGAGAAGATGGCGTGTCGACCGTAGGACAAGCCTGCAAAGCCACAGTGCTGTCAAACAACAAGGTCAGAATCGCAGATGGAATTATCTGCGTAGGAGGACATTTCGCCCGTATCCCTTACGGGGATTATATTGATTGCGAAATCGAAAATGGACAGAGCGGCAAGAACAGAAACGACATCATTGTAGCAAGATTCGAAACGACCGGGACCGGTGGTATCGATACATACACATGTGAAGCCAAGAAGGGCACGGCAGGAAGCACAGCAACGGATCCAGAGATTGTACAAGAAGACCTATACAAGGCGGGAAAGGTGAGAGAACTTCCTCTGTACAGGGTGAAGATAGAGGGACTGAGCATCACGGCGCTAGAACAGCTCTTTACGCTGAGAAAAACCAATGAGGAATTGGAAAAAGAACTTGAGTCACTAAATAATAACTTTAATTCATTAAGAAAAAATATACAGATGTTTTTCGCTGGGTCCAGAGTATGCAACATAAGTCTAAAAGACAACACATCAGTTTCGGTTATCTCAAACTCAGATATAAACAAAGTGCTCGGTATAAGCGATGCCTCAAACGCTAACGTAGCCGTATCATTTTCAAACGGGGATGGAGGCACCCAGAAGGTGCATGTTCAGGGCGCCACATATGAAAATGGAACATGGTACGCAACATTGGCATCTGGCGCAAAAGCAGGTCCTATTAGAATCAATTATATAATTACATACTTCGGAACAAGCACAAGCTCTTCGAGTGGCGGTTCTTCAAGCGCAAAAGTACAGTCAAAAACAATCACACCAAGAACATCGGAACAGGTAGTGACACCGGACACTGGATATGATTACCTTGCGGAAGTTACAGTACAGGGCATTCCTTATAGTGAACAGGATGATTCATCTGGTGGCACAACCGTCAATATCGGATAGGAGGTGAAAAAGTGGGAATCAACAAGGTAATGTATGGCTCAAAGACGGTCATAGACCTATCGGGCTCTACGGTAGCTCCAGATAAGATGTTGGAAGGAATCATAGGGTATAACGCTGCGGGCGAAGAGGTTATTGGAACACATCAGTGTGAGAAGGGTATCGGGAACGGCGCTTATGTGTGGGCAAAGTATGACCGTAAAATTGGTTGGAAAGAAACCAAAGAAAATACTGGTAGCACAACAAAACCAAATGGATTTGCAGCAGCAGAATACACTTCTAGCACAATTACAGATGATGGATATTATTCTTTGAGTAGTTCTGCAATTAGTTTAAATAAGTTAATTTGCCAACCAATACAAAAAATGGAGAAGCAAAAAAGATTTTATATAAACCATATATGAGTAACTACCAAATTTGGACTTTATCTGATGAGAAAGTTGAGTTGGATGAACGTGGAGACAATCTGATTGAATATATATCTGCTGACATATCTGACGCTTATCCTGATAGCGGTGTTGTAGATGGATATTATTACATTAAAATATTCAGTCCAGATGTAACCGTACAAGCAAATAAAATGCTCAAGGGAGTAATTGCTTGTGGACAAAACGGACAGATTGAAGGAACGATTGAAAGTATAGCATCTCAAAAAATTACTCCATCAACTTCCAACCAAACAATTCCAGGAGGAAAATATCTTGCTGGCGCTCAATTAATTGATGGAGATGCAAACCTGTTAGCGGAGAATATTAAGAAAGATATATCAATTTTTGGAGTCACTGGAACATATGAATCTTCTGGCTCTTCAGGAGGAAAGAATGTTGCACAGGGCACGATTACCGGCGCTGGAACAAATGCTGTAACGATAGACACTGGGCTAAACAGTTTTACAACCTTATTGGTTGTTAAAGATTCATTTGTTAGTGCCACAACTGGAATAGAAATATTAGTAGTGAATGGAATAGACGGTACTTGTAGAGGTTTTGGAGTCAGTGCAGGTTCGTATGTTAAAAGTCCAAGCATAAGTGTTGGAGCAGTAACGGTAAATGGTGGGACAGTAACATATACACCAAGTAACGAAGCACAAGGATTAATAAGTAATAGTGCATACACATGGTATGCGATAGAATAGGAGGAAAAAACTATGAGAAAAATGAGAAAATTATTAGCAACTGTATTATTAGTAGCCTTAACACTCACCTGTGAAGTGCCGACTATGGCATGCACCCCACCACTTAACCCGCCAAAAGTGGAAATCCCAGAGATTACAGTCAAGATTGACGATAAGTTGCAGGAGGCAATGGACGCAGCAGCGAAGAAGTTCCTCGAGAAGAACGTATTGGAAAAGCCGGTAGTTAAGTATGCATCATATATCAAAAGAACATCCAGATACGGCACATACGGATGTCTGAGCGTGCAGTGGGATAAGGTTGACAATGCAACACATTATGAGGTAATGGTGACCAAGACGGATGGAACGAAAAAGACATATACCACTTCTTACAATGCGATTGTGCGAGCGAATTATTACGATGAATTCCTTAAAGATGGATTGGAGAATGCGACGGTCAGAGTGAAAGCCTACGGAGAAAATGAGACATTCAGTTTGTGGTCCGATAATATGGTAGTTACGACGTACAATTTCTAATGGGGGAAGAACATGAATAGAATTGCTATTTAGTTAAGGAAAATAAGCGTATGACACCCATAAAAAAATAAGAAAGGAGAGCCTTCCTTACGATAAATACAATTCACACTCATATGTCATGCGCTTATTATATAGAAGCCTGTCAACCAGAGCTGAAAGGCTCTTTTTATATTGTGCGACATCGCACAGAAAGGAGTAAAAAATGAAGATTATATTCAATGATACATCTGAACTGACAATCCAGTCCGCATCGATCCGTACAGATGGAAGTCTCCTAATTAAGACCATATCGGCAACGGAAGAAGAACTGAGATTCATGTTCCAAGATGCCTTCAAAACCAAGAAGATGACCGTGACAGAACGGGAGTCCACAGTCGCAACTTATGAGAATTACACCAATCTCAACGCTCTTGTGAAGTACATTGGCGGAATTCTAGGAGTAGTGATGTACCGGGAAAAAGAATCACCAATGGATCGTATTGATACACTGGAAGAGCATGTGGACAATCTAACGGAAGCTAATAAAAGCCGTGAGGCTGAAAATGCAGAGCTTATCGCTACCGTAGACAGTATTCTCACAGACGTGCTGCCGGCACTGCTCGGTGATGGTACAGAAGAAACTGATACAAAATAGGAAAGGAAAAGAAAGGATGAAAGATATGGCAACATTTATTGCAAGCAGAATTATGGAAGAGGCAGGCAAAAGCACAGAGGCAGGCCAGAAGAAATACCGTGCATATTTTAGGACAAGATTGTACAAAAAATGGAAAGACGAAGTGGACACAATCCTGGAAACCGATGGTTACGATGAGGTCATCGTGGGCTAAGGAGGCGCAATCTATGGTATCACTAATTAAAGCAAAAAAGGCAGAAGTGGGAGAGGGAATTCTTGGAGAATTTCTTGCGGATTCCAAGGAAGACACTCTTCCGACAGAAGTGGAGTGGAAACGAGCAAGTTTGGGAGACACATTCAAAGGCAAGATTCTACCAGGATCAATTTGCTACACTCCTGCATTAGATACATGCATTATGGCCAATGATGGCACATGGGGGCCGTGGTTATGATGGATAGCTTATTATTATATAAAATCCTCAAGAACAGAACCGGGGCAGAGATATCTGCCTCCGGGAACCCAGCAATCATGTCAGATACATTAAAGAATAAAGAAGCTGGCACTGATACTGGGAGAGTAGAGGTGATTATATGGAAATACGTGCAAGACCGAGAGGTCTTATTTTTATACAAAAAATTCGAACTAAAGAAAGAAGTGAGGTATATGAAAATGGAACAGGCTAATTACATCAAAGCTATTTTCACGGCGGTATTCGCTTTCCTATCGGCTCTCCTGGGTGTTCTGGCAGTGCCGGTGATTCTGCTGGTGGCATGCAATGTGATTGACTATGTGACCGGTCTTATGGCAAGTCCATACAGAAGAGAAGACATCCAGTCCTATAAGAGTATTAGGGGAATCTTCAAAAAAGTTTCGATGTGGCTCTTGGTCGTAGTCGGAGCAATTATTGATGAGATGCTATTGTATGCATCTTCTACAATCGGATGGAAGTCACCGGTTACATTTTTGATAGCATGCGTGGTCGCAATGTGGTTGATTTGTAATGAAATTATTTCGATTCTGGAAAACATTCAGGACATGGGTGTAAACATTCCGGCATTCTTGCAGCCATTAGTAAAACATATCAGATCGCAAGTTGAAGAACAGATTAATATAGATAGAATAGAGGATAAGGATTCAGAGGGCGAATAATCGTCCTCTTATTGTTTGTGTGCGATGTCGCACAGAAAGGAGCAAAATATGGCACATTTATTTTTAATTGCCGGACACGGAGCAGGAGACTCTGGAGCAGTGGGATACGGATTCACAGAGGCGGAAAGGGTAAGAACTCTTGCAAGTAGAATTGTAGCATATGGTGGAAGCAATGTTACACTCGGAGACACCAACCGGAATTGGTATGCAGACAGAGGAATCACATCACTCAACATATCGAAAGACTGGCAGATATTAGAATTACACATGGATAGCGGATCAGCGTCGGCAAAGGGTGGCCATGTAATTATTAAGCAAGGATATAACCCCGATCAGTACGATAAGGCACTTGCTAACTTCATTGGCTCGTTCTTCCCCGGCAGAGCAAATACTATCGTAGGGCGTGCAAAACTTGCAAACGCGAACCGATCAGCAGAGAAAGGATACAGCTATAGACTGTTGGAAAATGGGTTCATATCCAATAAAGATGATCTTACAAAATTCAACAATCAGATTGACGAACTGGCAAGAGGAATTCTTAGCGCCTTCGGAATCGGCGCACTTGCACCGGTGCAAGCATCCACGTCAGCGAAAAAGACGGAGCCTATTGATGGATATATCAAATCTGGTGGAGTGTTCCAGGGCAAGAAGGATATATTCGGAACAGTATCATATCAGGTGCACGCAAGAGACATTGGCTGGTGCAACTGGCAGGCAGACGGTAAGATGGCTGGATCGACCGGGCAGAATCGACGAATCGAAGCGTTCCGCATGGTGCCGGTTGGAAAAACTGACGTAACAGTGCACATCAAAGATATTGGAAATAAGGAATACAAGAACATCACAAAAGACACGATCATCGGAACAACAGGACAGGATAAACGTATCGAGTCTATTAAGATTACAGGAAAAGACACATGCTATCTGTATCGTGTACAGCAGAAGAATGTTGGTTGGTCTGACTGGATGAGTAACGGGCAGTGGGCTGGCGCACAGGGAAAGAGTCTGCAAATTGAAGCAATTGAAATCAAGAAAGCTATGTTTGTGGTTAATCCTCATGTACAGGATAGAGGATGGCTTGGTGATCGTGCAGCTGAAACAGTGATTGGTATCACGGGTCACAATCTTAGACTTGAAGCGTTCAAGATTAATCCGGAAAAAATGACGATTAATGCGAAAGCGCACATCCAGGACAAAGGCTGGGTAGACTACGGACAGATTACGAAAGATACCGTTATTGGAACTGTGGGTGAAGGTAAACGTTTAGAGTGCCTCTGCTTCGAGGGTGACTTCCAGTATCGTGTCCACATCCAGAACACAGGCTGGAGCAATTGGACAAAAGCGGACGGAGTAGCCACGATGGGAACGGTCGGACAGGCACTCAGAATCGAAGCGATTCAATTTAGATAATTTTTACTTCTTGGAGGGTAAAATCTCTGGGAAGTATTGTAAAATATTACCACTTCACTTTTTACGCATTTTTTTGTATTGTAGAATTGGTGATAATATATGGAAGAATTTTCAAAAAGATTAATAATGCTAAGAAAAGAGAATAATCTATCTCAATTTGGATTAGGACTTGAGCTTGGTGTGTCAAGGTCAACAATTGCCGGGTATGAGGCAAAAGGTAGACAACCAGACATTGGTATGCTTATTAATATTGCTGACTATTTTAATGTAAGCTTGGATTATTTGGTTGGTCGAAAAGACGAAAAATAA